CCCCTCCGCCGGCCCCACCGCCTACAGAACGGGCGGGGGGGCCCGCGCGCCGCAGGTCAAACGCAAAGCAGCCCTGCGGCTCCAAGAGCTGGTAGACCCGGCCCTGAAAGTGCTCGCCCGCGAAATGGTGAGCGCCGAAAAATCAAGCGACAGGCTACGCGCCGTCGAAAACGTCCTGGATAGGGCCGGTATAACCAGAAAGCAGGATCAGGTGGACGAGACAACGGCGCAGGAGATGCTGATAGCGAAGCTGCAGCAAATGACCGGATAATAAAAACACGGGGGCGGGTGGGGTGCATGGACTTCCTGAAAATGGTGGCCGCCTACCCGCCCGAGCTGGTAGCGGAGGCCGTAGCCTCACTACCCGATCACGTGGCGCAGAAGCTCCTAGAATCCATCACCACCGCATCCGGTAAACCCGCATACGGCACGCCCGGGGAGCTGGCGGCCGCACTAGACGAAAGGACAGTGCAGACCCCGGCACTAGACCTGATCGACCAGAAGCTAGTGAAGGCGTTCAACACACCGGATTCGCGGCTAATCATCAGCATGCCCCCGCAGGAGGGTAAATCGCAGCGCGCCTCCCGCCGGTTCGTTGAGTGGGTGCTCACGCAGAGGCCGGACACGCGGGTAATCATCGCCTCCTACCAGCAGGAGATAGCCACGGAGTGGGGCGGGGTTATTCGTGACGACATCCGCGATAACGCGGCGAAACTAGGCATACGTGTGCGCCCCGGTTCATCCTCAAAGCAGTTCTGGAAGCTGGACGGGCACGAGGGGAGCGTGTTCTGCGCGGGCGTAGGCGGCGCAATGACCGGTAAACCGGCCGACCTGCTGATTATCGACGACCCGGTGCGCGGTCACAAAGATGCCTCCTCACCCACCATTCAAAAGGATCAATGGAACTGGTGGACGGGCACCGCCGCCGCGCGTCTCGCCCCCGGCGCCCCCGTGATTCTAATCCTCACCCGGTGGCACGATAACGACCTGGCGGGGATGCTCATGCGGGAAAACCCCGGCGAATGGGAGTTCTTGCGTATCCCAGCGCAGGCAGACCATAAGCCGGAGGCCGGGGAGGAAGACCCGCTAGGGCGGGAACCCGGCGAGTTCATGGTGTCCGCGCGCGGCCGCACACAAAAGAACTGGGAGAAACGCAAGCGGGAGGCGGGGCCGAAATCATGGGCCGCCCTTTACCAGGGCACGCCGTCACCCGATGAAGGCGGTATCTTCCCCGGTACGTGGGCGCGCTACAGCACCCCCATATGGGTTGAAGGGCACAATGGTGAGCGGGTAATCCACGGCATCGGCCCAGAGGACGAAATCATCCAGTCTTGGGATTTGGCGTTTAAGGGCACAGACCAATCCGATTACGTCGTGGGCCAAGTCTGGCTGCGCAGGGGTTCCCGCTGCTTCCTGCTGGATATGCGGCGTGAGCGGCTAGCTTTCATGGAGACGCTAGACGCGATCAAGGCCATGTCCGCTAGGTGGCCGCAGGCCGTAGCGAAATTCGTTGAGGACAAGGCGAATGGCCCGGCGGTCATCAACTCCCTGCGCGGGAAAGTCGCCGGGATAATCCCAGTCACACCCGACGGCGGTAAAGTCGTCCGCGCTAACGCAGTCTCGCCACTAGCGCACTCCGGCGACATCATCCTACCCGAGCCGCACCTACTACCAAATGTTGAAGAGCTAGTTGAGGAAGCGAAGCTTTTTCCGAACGGGAAGCACGACGACGCGGTAGACGCCATGACGCAGGCAGTGAACCAGCTCGGGATCAACCCCATCCCCGTCGGGGACACGATAGAAGACGCCGAAGAATGGGGTGAGGACGGGTACAGCATCGGATTCTACTAAAAGAAAGGGGTGGCTATGGGCCGCCTGCAAAGCATCATCGAATCGGCGCGCGAGACCATTACGGGCGCGTTCAACGGCCCGGCCCGTGAGCTAGAGGCCGCCACCGCGCAGCTGCGTGAATCATTCTCCACGATTGAGGGGATGATGGCGGAGGACGCGGGGTGGCGGCGGCTCACCAGCATAGGCAGCGAGGAGTTCACCCTAGCCGGTGTGAAGCGCAATAGTGACGTGTGCAGGCTAATGTCCGTGTCCGACCCGCTGGTGAAGCGTGGCGTGCACGTCCGCGCCGGGTACGTTTTCGGCGCCGGTGTGGGCGTTACCGCCACAGCAACCGCAGAAAACAGCAGCCAGGATGTGAACGCCGTCATACAAGCGTTTTGGGATGCGCCCGCAAACCGCCGCGCACTCACAGGCATGCAAGCACAGCACCGGCTAGAACACGCGCAAGCGACCGACGGGAACATATTCATCGCCCTACGCACCGACCCCACCAGCGGGGCCGTAACCGCCCGAACCATCCCCCTCACCGAAATCACCGGCGTACTCACCAACCCAGAAAACGCCGCAGAGCCACGCTACTATTTGCGCTCCTGGACAGAAAAACTCTACGACGCCACGAGCACCCAGACCGTCCGCAAAGAAGCCTACTACCCCGCCCTCGGTTGGCGGCCCGTAGCGCAACCCCAAAGCATAGGCGGCATCCCCGTAGACTGGACAACCCCCATCCACCACCAGGCAGACGGATCACCCGACGGCTGGGCCTGGGGCGTGCCCGACATCTTCGCAGCCCTACCCTGGGCACGCGCATACAAAATCTACCTTGAGGACTGGGCGCGGCTCATGCGCGCACTAGCACGCATCAGCCACCGGGTAACAGCGAAAACCAACAAAGCCGCCTCAGAAGCCCGCCGCGCACTACAGCACGCCGCACTATCCCCCACACCCGGGGTAATCGGCACCGTAGACGCCACAGTAGAAGCCATGCCCAAGACCGGGGCGACAATCGACGCAGAATCAGGGAAACCCCTAGCATCAATGGTCGCCGCCGCACTAGGCGTCCCCGTAACCATGCTGCTAGGCGACCCAGGGCAGACCGGGGCGCGGGCCGTAGCCGAAACCCTAGACCGGCCAATGCTCAACGACCTCATGGCGCGGCAACACCTCTGGCAAGAAACATACAGGGCAATCCTAGGGCACGTCATCGACGCCGCCATAGCCGCCCCGCAAGGCCCACTCAAAGGCACCGTGAAACAGGCCGCCGGGCAATGGGACATCACCCTACCCGAAGGGGTAGAACGCACCCTAGTGTTCCATTTCCCAGACCTCAACGAGCAGACGCTAGCCGAGACCATCGACGCCGTAACCAAAACCTACGGGACAGGGCTAGTACCCTACGAGACCTTGGCGCTGCTCACCCTGCGCGCGCTAGGGGTGCGCGACCCCGACGAAATCATAGCGGGCATGACAGACCCAACCACAGGGGAGTTCATACCCGCCGGGGCCAACCTAGCCGACGCAATCATAGCGCAAGCGACACGCGGAGAGAGGAGTGACGAATGACCGTGCACATGGCAGCCGCCGAAGCCGCGCAACGCCTCAAAGACCAAACCGAACGCATGCTAGCACTACCCGAGACAACGCTAGCCACACAATGGGCCGCAGCATGGGAAACACTAGAGGCAGCATTCGCCGACGCCATCCGGGCCGCGCAAGACCCCACCACAGGGGCAGCCCCCGGGTGGCGCATCCTCCAAGCAAACCGCACCCACGAAGCCCTGCAGCACGCCCGCGAAAAACTAGAGGAACTACTCGCCGAATACGCGGGCGTAACCGCAGACATCACCATCCCCGACGCAATCAACAGCGCACTAGACGCACACGCCAGGATGGTAAAAACACAGCTACCCCTCACCTACGCGCTCTCCCATACACTCAATACCATCTCGCCGGAAGAAATCGACTGGATGGTGCAACGTACAACCCAGCGCATAACCACCCACACCCTGCGGCTCCCCGCCGAAATCGAAACCAAACTAAAACACGCCCTCATACGCGGCACAGCAACCGGCGCAAACCCAGAAGAAACAGCGCGGCAACTACTCAAACAAGTAGGCGACACCTTCAAAGGCGGGCTACCACGCGCAACCATGATCGCCCGCACAGAAACCCACGACGCGCAACGCCACGCAACACAACAATGGGAGAGCCGTAACACCGACATCCTAGAAGGCTGGGTATGGGTAGCCGCCCTAGACAAACGCACATGCCCCGCATGCATCGCAATGCACGGCACCACCCACCCCACCACAGAGCCAGGCCCAAACGACCACCACCGCGGCAGGTGCACCCGCGTACCCAAAACCAAACCCTGGGCACAACTCGGCATCAACCAAACCGACACCGCACCAAAAATCCAAACCGGCGAGCAATGGTACCGCTCACTCACACCACAAGCGCAAGCCGACATACTCGGTGCGCAACGCGCCCACCTCATAAACACCGGGCAAATACCATTCACCGCCCTAGCCCAAAGAACAACAACCCCGGGCTGGCGCGACACCATCACCCAACGCCCACTACGCGACCTAAAACAGAAAGCCAAAAATGCCTAAAACACTCACCCGCGAATCAGCAGGCGGACAACCAACAAGCGACCTAACCGGCGCAAAAATAGCAATCACCATCATCACCCCCGGCCAAGGATCAAGCGGCTACTACCCACCCGAAACCATCTCGGGCGCCGCCCACCTCTTCCCCGCCGGAACACACATGTACATCAACCACCAAACCGAAAACGAAGAATGGGAGAGGCCCGAAGGCGACCTCAACCAACTAGCCGGAGCACTAGCAACCCCCGCCACCATCAACCCAGAAACCGGGGCACTAGAAGCAACCGCAGAAATCTTCGAATCACACCGAAAATTCCTAACAGACCGCGCACACATCATCGGCGTAAGCATCAACGGAACCGCCAGCATCAACCCCGACGGCATAGTAGAAGCAATACACAGCATCCGCTCCGTAGACTTCGTAACCCGCCCAGGACGCGGGGGGCGAATCGACCAAATCCTAGAACACCAGAAGGAGGACGAAGGCGAAATGCCAAAACCCCATGAACAGCAGAACCCCGTGGAAGAAATCACAGGCACCAACGACACCCTGGAAAACAACGCCCCCGGTGAGGCCGTGGCCGGTGAAACGTCACCCGCCAGCGACGAAAACACCGCCGACGCGGCAGCCGAAGCAGTAGAGCCGGGGCCGGTGGAGAATGACGGGTGCGCCGAATCGGCCCGTGAGTCCGCCGTGTCTGAGGCCGCCCGCCTCGCCACAGAGAATAAGGTGCTGCATGAGCGTATCGCGGTGTTGGAGGGTGAGGCCCGCCGCGCCGTCGTTGAGTCTATCGTTCGTGAAGAGTTCCACGGCATCAACGCACCACACGCCGTGAAAACCCTCACAGAGGCAGGGGCGGCGGACAAAAACCTAGACGCCGAAGCATTCCGTGAAAGCGTCCGCGCCCACGCCGCCGAGTACCCGCGTGCCCCCTACGGCGCACCAGGCGTCTACGGCATCCCCGCCGGTGGTGGGGATACCGTCACTGAATCGGACATCATCAAAGCAATGAAAGGCTAAACCATAATGGCTAAGAACCTCGTCTACCCCCGCGCCGAACACATCAGCGTACCCTCACCCGCCGACGTGAAAAGCGGCGACCCCGTAGTAGTCGGCACCAACGACGCCGGTTACGCCGGTGTGGCAATCATCGACGCAGCGAACAGCTACCCGGTAACCCTAGACCTCGTAGGCTCCTGGCTGATCCCCGTCAAAGAAAAGGTGAACGCCGGGCAGCGCGTGAACGTAGGCACCGACGGGAAGCTAACCACCGGGGCAGGCAAGAAATGGGGTGTGGCCCTGGAAGGCTCCGCAGCCCCCGGCGCTGACGCCCATGTGAAGCCGCTCGGCGCATTCTAAACCACCCCCGACAAGAAGAGAGAAAACTCATGAGCAAAGACTTTCTACACGCGGACAAAATCGCTGAGGCTGGTGTGCCCGGCGGTGATCGCATCATTGAGGCCGCACGCCTTTTCCGTGCAGGCATGACCGGCACCCCCTCCGCCCAGGCCCGCCTGAGCGAAGCCATGACCACTAGTGACTTCCCTACGCTCCTGGGGCAGGCCCTAGAAATCGACATGCTGCACACCTACCGTGACTATGTACCGCAGTGGCAGGGCATCGCCGACACAACCGAGGTGGCGGACTTCCGACCCAAGACCCTCAAAGACCTCTTCGGCCCCGTAGACTACGAGCTGGTGGCTCAGGGCGAAGAGTACAAGGCCACATCGCTGAGCGACACCAAGCACGAAATCAAGGTGCAAAAGTACGGCATCACCCTCCCCTTCACCTGGGAGATGCAGCTCAACCAAGAATGGGAACAGCTCGCACGCATCCCCGACCGCCTAGCGAAGGGCGCACGCAAGCGCGAAGACCGCGCCGTAATCGAAGCCTTCGTAAGCAACGCAGGCCCCCGCGCCACCTTCTTCAAGGGCAAGGCCGCCGTAGCAGCCAAGCCGCTCACCATCGCCAACCTTTGGGAAGCGTACAAATCCATCACCCAGCGGTTGAATAACGATGGTGAACCGGTAGACACCGGCAGTCTCGTGCTGGTAGTCCCCAAGACCCTTGAGGCTGATGCGCAGCGTATCCTCAACACTGAGCGGATCAAAACCACCGTGGGGGACACCACCACCGAAGAGAGCAACTATTTGCGCGGCGTGTTCACGCTCAAGGTTCTTGACGGCCTCACCGCCGTAGACAAGTCCAGCAAGGCCGCGACCACCTGGTACGTTCTCCCCGGTGTGGGAACCACTAACCCCGCCCTGGTGAAAGCGTCTCTGCGCGGGTACGCCGAGCCGGACATTCGTGTGAAGAACGACGCGGGCCGCAACGTCGCCGGTGGGGACATCGACCCGACCGCCGGTTCTTTTGACCGCGACACGATTACTTACCGTGGGCGTCACGTGACAGGCGCCACCGCCGTATACAACACCGCCGTGTACGCATCTACCGGCGCATAAAACAGGATGGAGGGCCGCGCCCATGATAGAGAGAGATATTAGCCGGGTGCGGCTCCTCATTGCCGACCTGCCACGGGATGGGGAGGCGGGGTGCGGTACGGGCACCCTGCTCACCGATGTGCAGTTGGAAGACCTGCTAGACCTGTCCGGCGGGAACGTGAAGCGGGCTGCAGCCCGGGCGCTCCGAACCATCGCCACTAGCGAGGTGCTGCTGTCCAAGAAGATAACGCAGCAGGATTTATCGGTTGATGGCCCGGCGGTTGCGGCTGAGCTGAGGGCGCAGGCTGACGCGCTGGATGCTGAGGCGCAGCGTGACGAAGACCGGGCGGGCAGCAGCGGCGCTTTCTGGGAGGCTCTGGGGGGCCTGCACGGCTCGGCTATGAGTGAGGGCGCATCCCCCCGGGCATCAGCCTATGGGGGTGGGTTTGGTTGGTACTAGCGAACAGCCGCGTCGTGCCCCGTGGGTGGGGTGCTAGGCAGGCCCCCGTCCTGCTCGGGTCAATGAACAGCACGTGCGCCCTCTACTCCCCCGGGGCACCCGACAAGGACAACCCGCTAGAAGGGCCGGGGGAGCCGCGCATAGAGTATGAGGGCATCCCCTGCCGCGTGCAAGAGCTAAACCTATCCGGTAACACGCAGGATGCTACGGGGCAGCTTGACGCGGCCCGCCGCGAGGACCGGGGGAGGGGCCCGCAGCGGGGTGGGCG